TGACAGGTCAACTTGTTTTGGCTGACGGCAACAACTTGACACAGAAACTTCCTATAAATGGTAGGGAAATCATTACGATTTCTTACAGAACGCCACTGAACGGAAACCGGAAAATTGTTCGTATGAGAATCTGCGGTCAACTATCAAGAAGCAAAAGCACCGAATCGAGAACAGATTTACTTGAACTTAGACTTATTTCTGAGATGGGTTATGAAAACAACTTGATTAGATTTAGTAAATCATTTAAAGGAAAATACTCTGATATTGTGACACAAATTTGTAGAGATACTTTCTCTGCTAATGTGCAGGTCGAAGAAACAAATGGCAACGCCGTTGTTGTTTTTCCTTTCATGCACCCAGATCAGATGATTTCACAAATGGCAACAGATTCGATCTCTGTATTCCAAGATAACAAAATTCAGGCAGCGGGATATTGCTTCTTTGAGACTGCGAGTGGCTTGAAGTTTAGAAGTCTACACTCGCTAATGAAACAATCACCTGATCCAAGAAAATATTATATCAACTCTGAGGTGCAACGTAAAGCAGAGGACTCAGACAATCTTGAGTTTTCAACACACATCCCTCGAACCGTCACAGTTCCTCGAAACTTTGATAGGCTAAGTCAAATCGAAAATGGTGGCTTTTCAAATGTTCAACATTTTTATGATATTACAACAAAAACATGGGGTGCGACAAAATTTACTTACTCATCTGACTCAGACATATCATTATCAGATGAAGAGTTTATCAATCCGATTATTTCAATTAAGGAGTCTGAAAGTTTCATCCCATCAAGATACACGATGCTTGAAAGAACCACCCAACGTCACACCGACGTTCCGGAGAGTGATTTTAGATTTGGCACAAGTAAGTTTACTCGCTCAAACTTCACTCTTTACGATGACACCCAAGTAAAAATTAATGTGCAGGGCGACTCTGATCTTGAAGCAGGGAAAACAGTCAATCTTTTCTTAACAAAAAATGATGTCGATCCGATTGTCTCTCAAGAGGAAACCGATTCAAACCTCAGCGGTGTGTTTCTAATCAAAGGTTTACAACACCGTTTAATTTTTCCAAAAGATGGTTCAACAACAATGAAAACCTCAATGAACTTAGTGAGAAACTACAAAAATACACCAATACCTACGGAGACTACGATCAATGACACCGCATCCTAACATGGTTTGGTTTCAAGGCGTGGTGGAAAACCGCAACGATCCTTTGGAGTTGGGACGAGTGAAGATTCGTTGCCTTGGATACCACACATCCGACAAATCAAGTTTGCCAACAGATGACTTACCTTGGGCAACTCCGGTTCAGCCGATCACATCTGCTGCGATGAGCGGTATCGGAACGACACCCATCGGACCCGTCGAGGGGACATGGGTTGTTGGGTTCTTTCGTGATGGTGAAAGGTTCCAAAGCCCAGTGTATTTTGGAACACTCGCCGGTATTCCACAAACAACTGCAAACCCAGAGCAGGGATTCAATGACCCAAGCGGCGTGTATCCGCTTGAAGAGTTTGTCGGTGAGCCAGACACCAATCGTCTTGCCAGAGGAGTCGAAGAGGGAACGATTGTCGCTGCGAAGAAAAACAATATTGATGAAGCAGAAGTCCCAGACGGAGAGGGAAGAACATTAAAACTTGAAGAACCACAAAGTGAGTATGCTGCTCAGTATCCATTTAATAAAGTTAAAATGACAGAGAGTGGTCACATCGAGGAATGGGACGATACGCCCGGAGCAGAGAGAATCTCAAGAAGCCACAGAACCGGAACATTTGAAGAAATTTTCCCGAATGGTCAAAGAGTTTTAAAAATTGTCAACAATAACTACACAGCAGTTTTAGGTAATGACACCATTCATGTCCAAGGAAGTTCGAGTGTTGATGTGGATGGTGATGTGAGGATATCTGTCGCCGGAAACGCTTTCGTAGACGTTGCCGGAAATATGGATCATCATGTCTCAGGTAACTATGATTTGAGAGTGGACGGAAATGTAAATATCTCTGGTGGAAATGTAAAAGTTGAAGCGAGTAGAATTGATTTGAACTGAGGTAAAAATGTCACAATACTACAATACACCATCAACTCCTGCACCAGCGTCATTGCCATCTACACCGGCAAGAACCTCTACATCCACTCAAACGACAAGAAGCACACCGACTCAGCAGCAAAGAGGAACCGAAACCACTGAGACTGCATCACAGGCACAACTTAATTTAAGAAACAAAGACCCGCAGAATCTTGGAAACCTTGGTAGTGTTAGAGTCAGTGAAATCACCAACCCAACAGAGGACTCACTGAAAAGTCAACAAAACTCAAGGGACTTTATTGACTCTGCTCGACAGGTAGTGAGTGATGAGGCTAGACAATATTTCACATACCTTGAGAGTCGTGGAATTGAATTTGGCATTTTTGCGGAAGAAATATCTTACTTTAGAAACTTCACCGACAGCAAAGGGAATCGTGGATCATACCCTGCCTTTGAAACCGCAAGAAAGCATTTCGTCACGATGATCACTCCCGGCAGAACCTTACATGGCTCGCCGACTCCTCTTACAAACAGTGATATTAAACTTGCTCACCCTGAACTAACGGACTCAAAAATTAATACAATGAGAAACACCTTTAGCACGAACTCAACCAAGCGTGCATTTAGTTATCCAATTGAAGTGAGAAAAGGTAGTCTGACAACTGATGAAATCACAAAACTAAGGGCATATGGATCTGAATTTTATTCTTATGTTAACTCAAAGTCTCCGTTAATCGTGAGACAAAGGCAACAATATCAAGCACCATTTTATAGAAAGCAAAGTCCAAAGACGGGAAACTCTCCACAAACTTTTACATCCCCAAACCAACCAGCAATTGCAAATCCGGGTGACTTTTGGTTCGATACAAATTCTTCCACACTATTCATTTTTACTCAAATAGATAATCAAGTGTATTGGGTGGAGACATAATGGCAACTCAAGGTGCAGCAAGAATCGGAGATCGTTGTGGTGGGTCAATCATATCGTCAAGAGCATCATCTGTTTTTGTGAACGGAAGATTGGTTGCCACTCGCGGAAGCCAAGTCTCTCCACATAGCGATCATGGTGCGCCGCCCATCGTCACATCTTCTTCGAGTGTTTTTAGCGGGGGGATTGGAATCGCAAGAGAGGGTGACAAAGCGGGATGTAGTCATACAATATCAGGTGGATCAGGAAACGTGAGGGTAGGATAATGGTCAGGTGTTTACCAGAAACAAAAGCGGCTAACGTAGCCCAACAAAATCCGATCAATGCGTATACCGCACTGCAAAGTAATTTTATCAAATTTCCAGAGGATGTCGGCTGGGATCTCACTGACGCAAATCTTTTTGTAAATGAATGTGTTTACATTGATAGTTCTTTTTTGGAGGGGGGTCCGAGATACGGTAATTTGGATCAATACTATTATAGAACGACTGAAGAATGTCAGAACACACTGGAGCAAAAAATCGTCGCAGATTTTGGTCTTTCAAATGATCCTAGAAGAGTTTTACTCGAAGACCCCGACACATTAATTGTCTTTCATCATAACATTGAGTTTCAAGCATACCTAGATTTGATAAGTGCGCAAAATCAACAAAGTGGATCACCCGGCGATCCTTTTTATGAGTTAAATAATACGTTGGCTGAGGCACAGATTGGAATTGATGCTTTACAAAACACGGCGTTGACCTTTAATAAAATCATTGAAAACTTTTTTGGTCCAAGACACCGCAGCAATCTATACAATCAAAGTGTAAGATTTTGGGATAATGACAGAACGTTCGATGACACTTATGATATTGTAGACGGATCAAATACCATCGTGAGGCTGATGTTCGCCTTTCAAAAACGCTTGCAGGTTTTGTTTGATCGCTTCCCCCAACACAGAATTTGTATTTACATTACAGCAGGTGCAAATGAGTTGGTCCCTGAACAGGCGAATCAACAAAACTCCGGCTCAGATGAGGCTGGAAACTTATTATACTGGGACACAGATAAGACTCATATTCATTTTGGTTTGAGAAACATGCTCATGTATGCAAATCGAATCGGACCTTATGGTAACTCAGAGTCGGTCCATTATGTTCCACCAGAGGATGGAGGTCCAGAGTTAGTTAAAAATTGTTTGACTGACAGTAACGATTCAAATCGCCATGCCTTTCCTATCAGTAAACTTTATCTTGACGGAGCGTTAGCAGACTGCGGAAATAATTCAACGTATAATAAAAAAGTATTCTATGCACAGATTAATGACATTTTAGATGTTAGTGAATTCACTGTCACCACAACTGATGATTCTGGTGAGGAATCAGTAATTAGCATCAAGGATACGCTTTGTCCAAACAACGAATCATTTATTTTTGCCCACCACGTTGCCTTGACATACGATGACCAACCAACTGCAATTGGTTGCAGTTTAAATAGGGATATAATTCAAGATCAAGTAAACATTATGAAAACTTTGATCGAGAAAAGACAAGACACATACAACAACATCTTCCTATGGTCATCTACAGAGGCGGAAGATGTTGGAATGTATATTCCAGAGAGAGGCATTTTTGTCCCCACTGTTAATGATACGAATGGAGGAGGAACAGAACCGGGAGGTCCGGGCGGACCCCTTATTAATCTGGAACTTTTTAATATTAGTGGTTGCGATTTACCGCCTCTTCCACTTCCACAAGATCAACTTGAAATTATTGAGTCTATTATCAACGGTGAAGCATTTAGAAGTCCAGTCGAAGGAGTTGTGAACGAGGTTCTAGGAACGGTCGGTGAAGTAGGTGATGCCATATTTGAAGCGATTGACTCCGGCTCTTCGATTGAGTTAGGAACATACACTGATGAAAATGGAGAGACACAAGTTCATTCACCAACCACACTTCTAAATCAAGTCGTGGTGAATGTGACCGCAATCTCTGAGGAATTCCAAGACCACGCATATCGTCTATCCGGTGCGTCAAATTATAGAGATGGCTTTGAAGCCGGAGGTAGCATCGGCGATCTTCCGGGTCTTGTCGGGCTGCAAGCGATTGCACAAAACTACAACAATGTCAAGAACTCTATTGACAGGGGAACCTTGGGTGAGGATTTAGTTGATCATTACTCGCCTTTCTTCCAAAGTATTTTAGGTCCGGGCGATGAATTGTATGATTCTCTCAACGCACTCTTCAAGGGAGAGTATAGAAACTTTATCAATCAGTTTCCGATTGAAGATGGCAGGATTAATTTTAGCGAGGCAACCCAAGCACAACTCCAAGAACTAAGATTGCTTGCGGACAATGCCTTCCAACTTCAAATTAGTATTAGAAATCTTATCGACTCCGACAATATCAATTACTTCGCAGCAGTCGATTACCTTTCAAAATCAACCCTTGGCTTCTCAGTTCTGACCATGCTCGAAGATCCATGTTTTAGCCAAAAATTGTTATCTCAAGTAGTCAAACCAGATTTAAAAGGTTTATTCAATATTGATTGATAAATAAAGATATGAACAGGTATAAAGACTTAGATTTGAATATGACAATGAATCCGATCACTAAGGATGTCAATTTGCTTCTTGATGTCGAGGCTGTCAAGCGATCTGTTCGTAACATTGTTTTGACTAATTTTGGAGAGAAAAAATTCAAACCATTTTTTGGTGGCAACGTCATTTCCAGACTTTTTGAAAATCTTGATCCCATGACAGCACAATCGCTTAAAGATGGTATTTCTAATTCAATTGTTCAAAACGAGCCACGGGTCTTTCTCAACGACGTAAAAGTTAGACCAGATTTTGACAGGAATTTATTTGATGTAACTATTTTGTTTACTGTCAGGAACAATCCCGATCCAGTCATTCTTACATTCTCATTAGAAAGGGTTAGATAATGGCAAACGAAAGGCAATCACTTTCAGTAAACAGTCTTGATTTTGCAAATATCAAGTCAAACATCAAAGATTACTTGGCAAATCAAGAGACTTTTTCAGACTACGACTTTGAAGGTTCGGGTCTTTCTGTTCTCCTTGATGTTTTATCTTATTATACCCACTATCAGGGCGTGTATAACAACCTTGTCGCAAATGAGTTATTTATTGACTCTGCGGTAAAAAGATCCTCTGTCGTTTCACATGCCAAGTCCCTTGGATACACACCACGTTCAAGAACGTCAGCAGTCGCTACCGTAGATATCCTTTCAAATGATGCCTTTGATCCCGTCAATGAGGGTGGTAAGGCGGGAGTTCTTGCAAAAAATTCTGTGCTTACAGGTATTGGTGAAAATCAAACTTTTTACTTTTACACAACCAAGACGGCAGAATATACGCAACTCACGGATGGAACAGGACAAATCACTGACCTTGAAATCAAAGAGGGTTCAATCAAAAATGCAACTTTTGTTTGTCCCTCCTCCTTAACAAAAGATCAAAGATTTAGATTACCCGACAACAATATTGACACATCATCTATTGTTGTTCAAGTATTTGAATCTTCCTCTGACAGCACGGGTATTGAAGATGTTTGGACAAACGCCGACTCCTTAATTAGTTTGACCCCAACAAGTAAAGTGTATTTTATCCAAGAGGACTTTGATGGAGTTTACTCTGTTGGCTTTGGCGATGACATTCTTGGTCAAAAACTGTCTGCTGGTAATGTGATTAGTATTTCTTATGTCAAGTCAAATGGCTCGAATGCGAACGATGTGGGAAAAAACGAAACCACTTCATATAAGCCATTTACCCTTGACAACGCATCGGCAGTGACAACAAAAAGTTTTGCCGCTGGTGGTGCAGACCGTGAGAGCATTGAAAGCATCAGAAGAAATGCTCCTAAATCTTTTTCTGCACAAAATAGAGCAGTCACAACGAGCGACTTTGAAACAATTATCAACTCTAATTTTTCAGGATTTAGATCCGTGTATGTCTATGGCGGAGAAGATGCCTCACCACCACAGTTTGGTAAAGTTTTAATTACACTGAATCCTAATATTGGAACCACCGTCCCTTCAAGTCTAAAAACATCTATTGAAAGTTTTCTTACGTCACGATGCTCGGTTGGCACAACACCAACTGTTGTGGACGCAGATCCTATCTTTTTTAGATATTCGGCAAACGTAATTTACTCTGACACGGCAACCGTTTTGGATGCGCAAACTTTATCAACGTTAATTCAAAGTCAAATTAGGACATTCTTCAGACAGAACACTGTGAACTTCAATACATCAGTCTCTATTACACAAATGGAAAAAAGAGTTTTAGACACGTTGCCAGAAGTTTCGACCATTGACATTTCACCTGTTTTAGAAAAGAGATTTGTTCCCATTGAAGATCGCTCCTCTGACTATCAGATTAAATTTAAAACATCTATCTTTCATCCACACTCTGGTCACGAATCAGTGGTATCAAGCAATGAGTTTTTTGTATTAGATCAAAACTCCGAACGAAGGCTTGTAACAATTAGTGATGATGGAAACGGAACTCTCATTGCGACAGAAACGATAAATGGTGTCGAATCTGTGGTATACTCTAATTTTGGTAGCGTTAACTATGTTAATGGTCAGGTTAATTTTATATCTGCTAGACTATTCACCACATCAGAGGGTGTGATCAAAGTAAGGGTTCAAGTTGCCCCAACTCAAATTTCAGCGACAGAAAATACAATTTTTAGTGAAGATCCGACTGATACCACGGCGGCACAAATCAGACTTTTCGTTGACAATAGACCTGATAGAAAGGTCTTGGATGAAACATTGGCAGACAATACGTTTGTTGGAACCTCATCAATCACAACAACAAGCACGACCACGACAACGACATCATCATCAACATCATCAACAACCACCTCATCCACGAGTAGTGGATCTGGTCAGTCAGGAAATGGCTCAGGTGGCGGTGGGTATGGAGGAGGTTATTAATGCCTTACGGTGGTTCATTACTACTTCCCCTACAGCCATTTGTTGAGGATGCTTTTCCTTCAACATTACCACAAGAAGTAGACAATCGTTTTTCGACACTACTCTCACAAGTCCTTCCCGACTATGTGGTGAGCGACCACCCCGTTTTTGTTGAGTTCTTGCGTGCTTATCTTGAATATACTGAGCAGTTTGGAAACACCAGAGGTGAGGCTGTTCGATTAGAAACCTACACTGATATTGATCAAACACTCGACTCGTTTGTGAAACATTTTAGAAAATCATATCTTGATAATTTTCCCGAAGAACTTTACGTTGGGCTAGATGTAAATACAGTCATTAAAAATATCAAATCTTACTACGGTGAAAAAGGAACTCCTCGGTCACTTGATTTATTATTTAGAATTTTATACAACAAAAGTGCAGACGTTGAAAACGTTTCAAATCAAATCATTCGTTTGTCTGATTCCGACTATTCACCATCAACAACAATTCGGACCACACGCTTCAACGTTAGTAATATCTTAGATTTCATTGGCGGTAGTATCAAACAAACCACTAGCCTCAATGATGTGAGAGCAAGAGTTTTGGCAACTGGTTTTGTTGAGTCTATTGTTCCTCGACAACAAGATGGTCTTGATTATGCTGAAATATTTTTAACGAATGTGAATGGTCAATTTAATTCTTCTTTTGAAATACAACTTGATCATCCTGATGTTGGAAGAAGTGTTCAAAAAACATACTCAATTATCAAAAGTGTAAAGGCTGTTGAAGTCAACGGTATTTCACAGAATGGTGTTAATTATAGGGTTGGGGATAAAATCCTAATTAAGAATGGCAACGAAGTAATCACCACAGTTCGTGTCACTTCTATTGCTACTGATGGTGGGATTGTTACGGTTAGCAATTCAGACGACTCTAAAATTTTTAGAAAATCTGTTTCTTACGATATTGAAGTGATCACTGCGAATGGCTCTGGTGCTAATCTTGAGATCGTTCAGGCAGCACAAATAAATTTAGATAACACATTTAAAACAACAAGGTCTAGGATCTCAACAGACGCTAAAATTCAAGATAACTTTAGTGTTCAAGATTATGCTTACAGGATTAAATCTGAGGTTGATTTAGTCTCTTACGCTAGAACGGTGAAACTTCTTTTTCACCCCGCAGGCAAACTGATGTTTGGTCAGTATATTTTCAACCGTGATTTTCAGTTTCAAGGTTTGACTTTTGATGTCGCACTTTTGGATAATAGACCAAGAATAAATGCACTCATCGGAAATTATCTTCCCTATACCTTTGGAACCACGGCGGATCTTCGGGGAGACACATTTGGAAGCACCTATGGCGATTACTATCCCACAGGTTTTGACGGTCTGACCGCAGCAACTTTTGGTAATTTTGACGCGGACGGAAATGCGATCACCCATGACCCATTTGATTTCTTTGAAATTCCTGATCTTCCAACTCCCGTGGGTAAAGATGAGGATTATGCCTACGCTGATGTCCAAGGTGATCTAGCAAACGGAAGAAAAACACCAGAGTATATTTACAATTATACTGGCTCAGATCCCGATTCGCCACTCTTAGGAGTAGGTTATAGAGTCGCACCATTCCCACAACCTAAAATGATTGAGACTGACTCAATCACAAATGATTATTATACAGTTTACAGACATCCAAGAGTTCTTCTCGGTTTAGAAGAGTCAAGTGAAACCATGAACAGAATCGCACCAATGTATATTAAAGATGACACAACCGGAGTGGTAAGTGGAAAATTCAAACAAGTTAAGTTTGTCATTCAAAATGCAGTAGGCTCCGTTTCTGTTGGTGAAACGTTGACACAAAAAATTCCAAGACTACCTGTGGGCATCGCAGAGGTGACGGCGGTGGAAGAGCGTCTTCCTTCACAGTTTGTTGGTGGTAAGGATTGGAACGCAAAAATTATTACACAAGAGGATATTGACAATGACATCTCTTCAAAAATTAAGGAGATTCAGAGTAATTATCAACTTCTTAGAAGCATGACGTATCAAACATCAGCATCAGGTTTATCATCATTAAAAGGTGGTGTTTCTTCCTCTGCATCGAGATCATCATCAGTTTTTAAGAGTGAAACAGTCAATCTGTATACAGAGTTGAGGGCTGTTGACGTTCTTCTCCAAGCCTATCAGACAGGCTTTGCAGTTTTAGCCGGTAATGTTGCGTTAGGTGTGCCAGTTGTGACAATAACTCCATCCTTCTCTGCACAATCTATTACACAAACGGGACTTGGAAGGGCTGTCGGTTACGATCCAGTTAGTGCTTTATCTGGCGTAAATACAAAATTGCTTAGATCACAAATAGAGTCAGATATTTATCCAAATGGTCCCACAAGAGATGATGGTTCTTTTGTCACTGTGGTCACAGCAACGTTGAAAAACGGTGCGTTCTCGAATCAAACCGACTCAAAAGGAAATAAATATAGTGTGAACACAAACACAGGTTCATCTTTCAATCTTAGTGGCACTGGAATTCAGGGAACTGTTTTGCAGGTTCAAGAGAGTTTTGTTGAAGAGGACTTACCGTTTGAGGATATTGTTATTGAAACATTCTTAGAAAATATGAAAGCACCAACATTCTAATAAAGGCAGGTATTAATGTCAGTCACATATGACCATAAATTGAAAACTCAACTCGCAAAGGATTTTATTAATCAATATGGTCCAATTGGTGAGGACAAATACTTTTTAGCAATCGCTGGTATCACGGGTTCGTCACATACGGTTGATAGTGAAGAACAAGAACTATCAACCCGAAAAAGTATCGTGATGGCAAAAAGAATTTTGCAAAACGATGCCTCTCTCATCATTCCAAGATATGACTGGACATCGGGTATTACCATGAGTCGTCTTAGATCAGATGTTGATATGTCCGACACATCGGTTATTGTCAATCCCTTCTATGTGACAACACCATCTTCAAACTTTAGAAATGTTTACATTTGTCTTGAAAACAATGAGGATGAAAACGCTCCCTCTTTGTATGAGCCTATCGGAACATCAACAGATGAGATTATTTTACCAGATGGATTCCGATGGAAATTTTTGTTTACGATTCCGGATGAACTTTTAAAATTTAGAGACTTAAATTACATCCCTGTTCGGTCACTTCCAGTTTACGATAGACTTACGGACGCATATGATGATTTTAGACAAAATCAGTATGCCGTTCAATATGCTGGAAGTAGGGACACGGCGAATGGAACAATACAAGCGATTACAATTACAAGCAAACAGGGATTTTTCCCTGATGCTAGAAAAAGTATTGCCATCGAGTCTGCACCAACACTGCAAACATTGTCTATTGATGTCAACGGTGATGCAAATGACACGGTTGGATATTACGTTCGTTTTCTCACGGGACCGGCAGCGGGTGAAGTAAGAAAAATTGTTTCATTCACCAACGGTCGTTTTAATCTTGATGAGGCTTTTACTGACACATCTAAACCAAATTCAGGCGACATTCTAGAGATTGGTGTAGGAATTACAATTACGGGAAATGGTAGCGGGGCAAAGGCATTCGCAAATGTTAATTA